CATATTTGCTTTTTTCGACTACCGAAATAGAATCTGCATATCCACCAATAGCCGTTATCTATGTTTACAACAAAGTATGTCTTGTTGTCTTTATAAGTTATTCTTTGCGCATCTATACTTTTTCTCAATATGCTTCTTATAATATTATAAGCATCTATCTCCTCTTGTGTAGTAACAATTCCTGAATCTCTGTCACTGAACACAACACCATCAGGAAGTTCTTCTTTTGCATTTTGTGTACTATCTTCTTCCTGTTTTGTTTTGTCGTCATTCGTCTTAATGGCGACATTCAGCCTGTCTGAAATTGTGTCATTTATAATACTTTGAACAGATCGTTTTATAATAGGTGTGAATTGCTCTATTATTTTCTGTGTAATTTGCCCGTCGTATGCCTGTTTGGCAAGCAATCGAACAAAATCGGGTGACGGTTGCTTAAACTCATTGTTTAATATAGACTTTATCGAAATAGCATATTTTAATTCGTTGGCGGTACTTAAAATTTCCTCCTCATTATAATATGATTTACTGAATTTCTTTAATTGTTCCACATCGGCATCCGTAAGCGCCAACATATTTACAACTAAGAAAGGTTTCTCGTCCATAATATTGGGCTTGTCAAGATCTGTATAGAATCTATATTCTATACCGTTTGTAAGTACTCCGAATCTGGCTTTTGAAGCCACGAAATATTTCTGTAATTGTGTATCGTGTAAGTTGAGGTCTTGTTTACAATGCTTGCACTCTATAAGGAGTATAGGATTTTCTTCTTTCATTATGGCATAGTCTATCTTCTCTCCTTTCTTCTTGATGAGGTCGCAGTCTAATTCTGGAACGACTTCAAATGGATTAAAAATGTCATATCCGAGTGCTGCAATCATCGGCATAATGAATGCGTTTTTTGTTCCCTCTTCCGTTACAATAGCATCTTGTTGTTTGGCTATTCTTTCAGATAGTTGTTGGATTGAATCTTTAAAGTCCATAGGATTTGATATTTTAAGGTATGAATCTGCTTATAAATTATGTTGTAAAACTAAGTTTTTAGTATAAAGAATCATTGTTATATTCGCTATATTTAGAAGCAAAAAACTGTAACCAAAAATCATTTCTTATCTAATGCGCTTCTCAATATACATATTAAATCGTCTTTTGACTTTATTGTAGCTTCATGTCCGCTGATAATTCTTTCAAGGTCTTGTATCCTCTGGTTAAGTCTATTTATTTCGTTCAGGTAATCATGAGCGCCTGAACTGGTATCCTCTATTGTGACCCTTCCGTCTGGATCAATAATTTTTTGCTGACCTCTTTCCGGCAAAGATATGGAAATATTACCATTATTGATATTTCCATGACTATTTTGTATAATTCCTCTATTGTTATTGTTGCTATCAATAATGCTTGAATTATTTCTTTCATTAATCATATTTCCCTCTCCTGTGAGAAGCCACACTCTATTTAATTCAGGGAATACAGATAAAATCTTGTTTGCCATTGTGGTTGAAATTTCTTTTGTTTTCCCATTTTGAACATCGTATATTCCTTGCGGCCTACCATATCCACATTTCTCAGATAATGACTTAGCATTTATACCATAGTAATTCAGAATGGCTTCTAATCTTTGTGCGGCGTTCATGTGTTAAATATATATAATATCCAAATATTTTCTGTTTTATCTGTATATTTTGCAGAAATATTCTGTATCTTTGTATTGTGTTAATGCAACAAAGGTAGTAAATAAAATTAAAAATACAAATACCTAATAAAAGTTAGCTCATTGGCGTAATGAATAACGGAATCGAACACCGAGAGTCGCAATAGCGGGAACGCCGAGACTTGCGATCGGTCGGGGTGAAGTAACGAAGTCGTGACGTGTAAGTAATATCCGGCAATTCGGCAACCGGGCACGCTTCACCAAGTTCAATGAATAGAAACGAACAAAAAATGGAGAGAGAAAGGGATTGCCTTTCTAGGCAAGAATAGTTCAGACAGCTTTCCATTACCCTATATTTCCCCTGCCCGTCGGATTCGGGTTGGAAAACAGTCATCTGTTGCAGGGGAACTACTCGATATTGATTTTTATAGGCTTTCCACAATGAGGGCATTTGAGACCTTGTGTGGGTTACTTCTGCATATTTTCTATTATCGCAATGAGTCTGTCCATCTGCTCTTGCGACTTTGCAACCAACTTCCGCTGTTCGGCTATCTCGTCAATCGCCTTGTCGAGAGTGAGAGAGATGTTGACGTTGTTTCCGTTTCTTCCCTCTGCCGTGTTGCTGCTTGCGCTCGTGTTCTTGAGCATGCTGCCTTCGCCGGTTAATAGCCATGAAGTATTCAGTTCTGGAAATTGAATAGAAATTCTATTCATAACGTCAGCACCTATACTCTCACTTATATTTTGTATATACGAGTTAGATACCCCTATCCTTTCTTGGAATTTTCTCCTGCTCAATTGAGTATAAGATACAAAGTCTAATAATCTACTTTTTACGTTCATATGAATAGTTAATTAACGTTATAATGAATATAATTCTATTCGATTTATTTGTAATATGAATAGAAATCTATATCTTTGTGCCACAACAATGATACAAAAGTATAGAAAATAACAAACATAACCAATACCTAATATAAGCTATGACAACGGAGCAATATGAAATGGTTAGCCTGTCGATAAGCGACTATACAATCAACAAGATTCGCCGAGAAGTAGAGAAGCAACTCGAATATGTGGTGAGCGAGCGGATAGGAGAGGACAAATCGATGTATGGAGACCTCGATTTGGACGTAGAGGTTGACGATGAGATATTACCCGTACACGTAATATACGATGCATACGATGGTACGACGGTTACATACGGCGACTATTTCACACCAGATTATGTAGACGGATCCATCGAAGTGAAATACGAGGTCGAAGTGTACGACGAGGACGGTATAGAAATGTGCAAGTTTAATGACAGCTTTGAATTTGAATAAAACAAGAATATGTACAGATTATTTATAGCCATCTGCCTGCTGCTCATGTTCGCCTCTTTTTTCGGGGTAATAGCAGCATTCATCAATGCCAGTATCGGACAGCTCATTATAAGCATGGCTTTCTTTGCATTATCGACATTTGCCCTGTCGGGTGTGCAGGACGAGAAAACGAACTAACACGGGAATGTTACGAGGAGGGAGCCAGAGCCTAAAAAAACAATAGGGTCGGCTCCTTTTATTATATAAAAAACAAGAATATGGAAACGATGAAAATACAAGTAGGATTCAGGTGCATAGCCGATGTAAAGCGGATAATACCCAAGCCGAAAGGAGTACGTGGAAAGTGTAAGTACATGATTCGTATGGAGGTTGGAGATGCTTTCTATGACGATATTAAGACATGTAGTGCTTATCGCCGGTTGAAGTCTTACATGAAACAACTGGGAAACTCTCATGAGTATGGAGTTGGTAAAGTATCTGTGGAGAACGATGGAATGCCTGAATGGAGGACATTGGTATGGAGAAAGAGCTGATATTGACTGCCGGAGAATGGGCAGTCGCTAAGGAGTACGCAAAGGGGCTTCAAGACAAAGAGGTCGCAGAAAATCTGGGGAAGTCTGTATGGACGACCAAGACGCAGAAGAAAAGCATATACCTCAAATTAGGTATATCGACCAGCAGTGAATTGACTCTGTATGTCATTTGCCGGTACTTGGGAAAGGCTTTCGATTTGAAAAAGATACGACAATTCGGGGTTTCTATACTATTCAGCCTGTTGTTCGTCGTTGTGCAGGTATTCGGAGACACTGGCGATATGTGCAGGTTGAGGAATGCGAGAGTAAGAGCGTCAATGAGAGTGGAAAAACGATTAAAAGATTAATGGATATGGGAATAGAAGATACAATCATCAAGGTAGTGAGAGATGAAAACAATATGTTGCTCGGAAAATTGGAAGATGTAATTAACCATGCAATATCCGGTATAAAGAAAGGCTATGGAGATGTGTTCTTGCCTGATTATGTACCGGTTAGAAAGGCAACAGAATTATTAGGGTGTTCTTATAAAGAATTGTTGAAGCGTTTGAATGCAATTAACGCCAAGCCTGAAAAAGTCGGCACACGCAACTGTATTACCAGAGATGAACTTTTAAAAATCATGAATTAAATAAGTAGCTATAATTCCATATAAATCAAGCATATTCACCGCCTGTCCGGGAGGATATGCGGTGTATAAAAAGAAACATAACCCTTTAAACAAAAAAATATGTCAGAGTACGAAGTATTACAGGTTCAAGCACAGCCACAAGTCATGCAAATAGACGCCCTCGAACGGGCAAATGTAGATTCGCAAGTAGCCACGGCCAAGCAATATCCGAGAGACATTAGGCGGAGTATAGATAACTCCATCGTCATGGCGACAATGGACAAGGAGACGGCTCAATCCTGCGGTTATGCCCTTCCACGGGGAAATAAACCCATTACCGGCCCTTCTGTCCATCTTGCCAAGATAATCGTATCGAATTGGGGGAACATGCGTACAGAGGCCAAAGTCGTACAAATTACCGATCGTCAAATTATAAGCCGGGGTACGGCGTGGGATTTGGAAACGAATGTGGCAAGCGCATTCGAGGTTCGACGGTCCATAATCGACAAGTACGGCAAACGGTATTCCGACGACATGATAACCGTAACCGGCAATGCGGCCAACGCAATAGCCTACCGCAATGCTGTTTTTTCGGTCATACCCAAGAGCATAACGGATAAAGTCTATCGGTCAGCGCAGAATTTTATAACAGGCGACCTGTCAAACGAAGACAAACTCAAAAAAGCAAAAGCAGAATGGATTGAATTTTTCAAGAACGAGTACAACATCACCGAGGAGGAGATTATAAAATTGTGCGGCAAGCAGACTATCACCCAGATACGAAGCAATGAGATTGCCCTTCTTTCCGGTATTCATCAATCCCTCAAAGATGGAGATACGACGGTAGATGAGATTATGAAGCCATACCGAGGCACGAAAAGCAGCAAATTCAAAGATATAGCCGGAGAAGCAGCCGGTGTCAAAGAGGGAATCAATCAGGAAGGAACTAAACAGACACTGTTCGACGATGGAAGCGCAAAGGACTCTTGAATGGTACAGGAAACGCCTCGGTTGTTTCACGGGCAGCCGCATAGGCGACCTGATGAAAACGAACAGAAGCGGCAACGGGGTCGGAGAATGCGCCATGAACTATATTTACCAAGTAGCGGGAGAGCGCATGCTCAATCCGGCTATGATAAACGACGATGGATTTTTCTCCGACTATATCACCCAGACAGACATATCGACCAAGCAAATGCGATGGGGAACGGAGAACGAGCCCGATGCCCGGCGCATATACGAACTTAAAACAGGCCGCCGTGTCGTCGAGGTAGGACTATGCAAACACCCCACCATTGC